CAAGGACCTGAGAGCCCGCAAGGGCAAGTTGCTCACCAGCGACGTTCAGGGCTTTGATGCTGCGCATACGATCGATTCGTACGACATGGTGCGCCAAGTAGACTCACTCACTGTTAATTTCGACGGCGTCGAGAGATGGCGACGGGCTAACTTTGTGTGGGCGGTTGTAACTTCCCACGGCTTTGCTGTTCTTTCCGGGAGAATATATATTCGAACGGACAAAGGCGGCATGGACAGTGGCTCTAAGAGGACCTCGCGTGTAAATACAAGCTTTAGACTTTGCTACGACCAAGTCATATTCATTAAGTTGAACATTGAGGATGGCAAGTCTCTTGCCAACGGTGATGATTGTGCATCAGCAGGCGTCAGTAATGCTGACGGCTACGCGAACGCCGCGGCCTCCTTTGGCCTGCGAATCCGCGATGTAGTCATGCATGAAGACGATACGTTTGACTTTTGCTCACATCATTACGACCTTTCAACAGGACTCGCGTCTTTGACGTCATGGCCCAAAGCCATGTATAGAATCTTGTCTAAGAAGGGCGTTGGTCAAAGCGATGCTTGGTAGGCCGTCGAGGAGATGCGGCACAACTCGAATTACCTTCGGGCAGTTCAGTTTGTCAGCTCCCTTGACCTACCGCCCGGCACCTAAGGCTCAAGGACCGGCACGTCGTTAAACTGTCACCCTCGTACGGGGTTGTCGTCGTCTTTCTTCCGCGTCGACAAAAGTGCACAAGTATGGTTAAGAAAGGTTAGCAAACACGTAGACGAACCAGAAACAAGAAGCGCAGGGCTTAGAGCCGTCAAGGATCTAGCCAGTTGGTTAAAGCGTTTTGTGCGGTCACGGATCCGTTCTGTGGCCACGCCGATGGCGGCCGAGATCCGTCAGGCAGCACGGCGCCTACTATTCCTTGGAAAAGTGTTGGTGTCACTACTATCACAACAGGAACCGACGGCGCATTCATCGTCTTCGACCCAAGTGTCGGTGAGGATTGTGCAACAATTCTTACTTCGACCTCGTCAACGTTCCCCGCAACTGCGACCCATAATACCACTCTCACCACATTCCCATCTTTCGCCTACCAGTACCGAG